GGACTTGTTCGGGTTGGTATCCTTTCGCTTGTGGCGCTCGCCCCAGAGACGTCTGCGCTCCGGTGTCCACCAATCCGTCTTGGCGGTGGATTCCCATGTGGGCATAACCTCGCGCCCGTCATAAAACCGGAAGCGCAGCGTATCATCGGAAACAACAAGGATTTCTTCGACCTGCTCGGCAAAGGCCGTTTCATCAAAATCAGCAAGGCCCATAACATTGGCGGCGACGTTCTGGAGCATCTTTTCCGGGATGTTCTTGGAGCCGCAGGCACCAGCGCCTTTTTGGCTTTTTGTCTGGCAGGTCCAGATGTAGTAAACCTCACCGGCTGTATTCCGCTTTCCGCTCCGGCGATAATGCTTACCGCAGATGCCGCAGGTGATCTTCGTGGAAAAGGCCGTCAGATGCAGGGACTTGTTTCCGAAAGGCCCAAGCTCGCGTCTGCGCTTGAACTCGGCTTGCACCGCCTGAAATTCATCCATCGAAATGATGGCTTCGTGCGTGTTTTCGACGAAGTATTGTGGAAGCTCGCCACGGTTCTTTTTACGATGCTTGGCAATCGGGTCTGTGACATATTCCTTCTGGAACAGCATGTTCCCGGTATAGGTTACGTTGGTGAGGATAACCTTGACGTTGGAATCCGCCCATTCTTTTCCTTGGCGGGTGAAGATGCCTTTTTCGTTGAGCGCCCGTCCAATCTCAATCCGTGATGCGCCTTTTATGTATTCGCGGTACATATAACGGACTGTTTCCGCTTCCTCCGGGAGGATAGTGAGCTTACCGTCAACCCACTCGTAGCCGAAAACCCGCATCCGCCCGTTGGGTATGCCCTGCTGGAAGCGCTTGATCGTACCCCATTTGACGTTATCCGAAATGCTGCGGCTTTCCTCCTGCGCGAAGGACGCGAGCAGTGAAAGCATCAGTTCGCCGTCCTCGGAGAGCGAATCGATGTGCTCTTTTTCAAAGCGAACGGAAATGCCGAGTTCCTTCAGGTGGCGGACGGTCTTCAAGAGATCCACCGTATTTCTGGCGAAACGGGAAATCGACTTCGTAAGGATGATGTCGATTTTACCTGCCTCGCAATCCTCAACCATGCGCCGGAACTCATCGCGCTTGCTGGTTCCGGTTCCGCTGATGCCGTTATCCGCGTAGACGCCGGCGTATTGCCAATCAGGGTGCTTTTGAATCAGCTCGCTGTAGTAGCTGATCTGAGCTGACAAGGAATGCTGCAGCCGCTCGGTTTCCATAGAAACTCTGGCGTAGGCAGCGACTTTCTTGCGTTCCGGCATTTGAGGTACTGCAGGCTCAATTTTTGTTACTGTTTTCAAGAGAAATCACTCCTTTCCAGTACACATACATCACTCTAAAGCGGCTTCACAGCAAGCAATTCTCGGACAATAATGTGCCGAATAGTGGCCGATATTTCTCCTGCAGTTTTGTATCAATTATGGCATATTCCTCCTCGGTTAGAAGACCCTTTTGCAGGAGCGTTTTTGCCAGATGAATCGAAGCCTGATAGTCCTTTTCAGCCTCGAATTGTTCCTCGCTCATACCGGCTCACCACCCTTAAAACGGGCTGCAATATAGCAGGCGTGGGAGCAATACTTCCGTTCGGCGTTGCCGTAGGCCGTGAAGGTTTTCCCGCAGCGGGCGCAGGTGAAGGCATAAACGGCTTTCTGCTGTACCGCTTCCGGGTGGGCGTTCCACCATTGCTGGCGGCAGCCGGCAGAGCAGAACTTTATCTTTTTTCTACCGGGAGCCTGCTGCAGCTGCTTTCCACAGTTGAGGCAGACGCCGCAAGTCAGGTCGATACGGGCATTGGTTTCTGCAACTACGCCGCCAAGGTTATTTTTGCGGCAAAATGCCTTGACGCTATCTTTAGACAGGCCGACCGCACCGGCAATGGTGGCATAGCCGTAGCCATGCCCGCGCAGCTCCTGTATTTTTTCTCTTTGCTCATTTGTCATGAAATATCCTCCAATCTAGGGACCTCTGTCCTCACTACCCAATGGAGTTCAAAGTGCCATTTGGCCGAAAAACCTGAGAAAAAATTGCTCATAGCATCCGCCTCCACCATCCACAGGACAGAAAGGCGGCGTTTGAACGAAAAAATATGGCCCGGCAGGATTTTTTCCCGCCGAGCCTTAAAACGATGTATCAGAGCTTTGCCGCATAGTCGAGCGAAATCCAGCCGTTCCGGCCAGCCTGATAAGACTTGAGCAGGCCCCATTTGGTTGCTCCAGTGCCGCCGGCTTCCTCGACGATGGTGAATACGCCCTTTCCGGTGTATCGCCCCACAGTGCCGTAGTTGGTGCCAGGACCTTTCCGGATGTTCAGGTCGGGAATGACGACCCTGACGCGATAGGGCACATTATCAGAGGAAGTGTCTATGGCAGATTGCTGTGTAGCGTCCAGCCGGGCGTTGACCTGCTCGGCGATATAAGGAAACTTACTCTCAAGATATGGCCCCGGACAGGCTGTCGTGGCAAACCACTTGTGCATGGTGAGATTGCCGGATTTATCGCCGGTATAGTTGAGATGTGCGATTCCGTTGCGTTGGCAGATGTCTACACACAAGTCAATAAGTTTGGCGAGAGCCGTATCGCTGACGTGCCAGTCGCCGCCGATCTCATCATCCGCCACTTCGATGGTGACGGCGCGATTGTCATTGCCGCTGTTGGCACTGCACCAGCTTCGATTTGCCTCGTCGACATACAGCCCAACCCGTCCATCCGAGCCGATGCCATAGTTGGAGCTTGCCTTCCGGCTGTTAGGCGCGAATACGCCTCCGCACTGCTCAACAGTCAGGTTGCCGGCCATATGGTGAATGGTGATTTTGTCTATATCGTGGTTTCTTGGCTTGCTGCAGTTCGGACTGAGCTGCGTGAAATTGACTAAGCTGCTGTTGCTCATGTTATTTGTCCTCCTTGTCTTCGGAGCCTTTCAATTGTTCCAGAACATCCCGGAGCTTCTGCGGCACCGGCAGTCCAATCAGCGCCGTATTCTCCAGAATGCTGATTCCCTCGTTGGACAGATAGAAGAAAATGACCGCAGTGCGAATGGCACTGCCGTTTCCGATGATCTGCTTGTCGACGATATTCGCCACTCCCACGAGAATAAAAATGAGCACCTTTTTGCAGATGCCCTTGAAGCCTACTTCGCTGGAGACTTTCTTCTGGATCGCCGCTACCATTAAGCCGGTAATGTAGTCGATGACTACAAAGGCAATCAGCGCGTACAGAAAACCATCCATACCGCCGAGAAAGTATCCCAGGAAGCCGCCGATGGCGGAAAACGCCATCTGAATCCAAGTCCAGATATCTTGCATAACCTCGTACCTCTCTTCTCTTTTTGTAATAAAAGACAGCCGCTCGACTGCCTACTGTTCCTGTATGATATAAGTCACTTTCATTGTTTTATCCGCGGTTTTCGTCACGGGCGTTGTCAGGTCGTTGATCGTCGCAAGGTAGAAAGCCGGGAACATGAAGCTGCCCGTCGTATTGGCGCCAAAGGAATAATAAAAGTAGAATGGATCGCCGAGCACTGGCGTGTATGACGCACGATAATAATACGTTCCGCAGAAATTCTTGCCTTCGACGGGGGCTATTTCATTTGTCAACGTGTTGAGTACGCTGAGATATCTGTCGTTGTTTTCATAGAAGATCCTCCCGTTGAGCGTAAAGGCCGGATAGCCCTGTACTGTCGTCATTCCAAGCGACCGTATTTTCGTGACGTCTGCAGCATTTCCAACGGCTATTTTGTAAACATAACAGGGACTGCTCGTTCCCATGACGAACAGGTATCCTCTGTAAACAATGGAGGAATTGTGGCTGCTGGAAACATTGATCGTCTCGTTCGTCTGGTTTGTGCATTCATACTCTGTAACAGCCCAGTCGCCAAAGGATATCTTTGTAATTCGGAACGCGCCACCTTTCGCGACATAATAATCCGTCGTTGTGACGATGTAGAGAGCTTTTGTCTCGTTGTCGAAGCAGTAGGTGAAATAGGAGCCATTCATCAGACCGTTCGGAAGATCGGGAAGTGTCGTTTGCTCGATGACCGGCTTTTCACTGGATGGTCGTTCAAATACAGACACGGATTTGAGATAGGTCCTGCGCTTAACAATGGAGATGGACTTTTTACTATTCGCTTTAAAATAATAAGCACAGTCACCCGCCGTATCAATCAGAAACAGATATTCGCACGTTCCATCCGTGCACCAGGAAGTTTGGTCGCCTGTGGATCCTCCCGTGTAGCTCGGATAAACATAATGCAATGTGCTATAAAAAGGTCTCATTGCGTAGCAGACGTCATTTTGCTGGACCGCATCAGCCGCACCATAGGGCGTATAAGCCCCATATTTGTGCGTCAGGCACACGCTTGCCACTGTCCCGTTGGCCTGGCTGGTCGCAAAATCATAAACATACTTGACATACTTGTCTTTCAGATTGACCTCGCTTTCCGTAGTGTTGTAAGAGCCCCTGGTTTTCCCGGTCGTATCGTTTTGCTTTCCATAAACGGCACAGCCTGTTAGGTTGACACTTGCCGGCGGGAAAAGCAAATCCTTTTGTTCTGGGATCTGACCGTCGAACAGCAAAAGGCCACCAAGGAGGTTCTCATAATAAGGAGACTGCGAGCTTAGCAGAGAATCTGCGGATTTCAGATGTCCGAGCGGCTCAAAGAATTTCGTGAGCGCGCTTGTGATCAGGTTGTCGTCCTCAAATCGTTCTCTGGCACCTGTGTTGACGTTATTGGTTTCAATGATGGTATGACCTTTTAACATGTCGCCCTCCTAATTTTCATACGTGATTTTGAATCTGCGAAACTGGGCGTCCTCGTACAGAATGAAGTCGAGAAGCAGGGTTTTGTTCGTGGGAAGCCCCGACCACAGCTGTTTGACGTCAGTAGCAAGCCAGTCGACGAGCGTCACCTCTGCGCGGTATGAGCTACCGTTGTCGAAAGACGCTCTCACCCCAATATGCCCGGTATACTCTGCGGACAGCAGCTTGATCCCGGTAATGCTGGCGTCGGACATATCGATAACGGAATGCATGGTCTGTGGGTATGGATAAGCTTTCAGCAAAGCTTTCGTGCTCGCAATTTTTGAAGCGTCCGATGACCAGTAAAGAACATCAGGATCTTTGAGCGCTGTAAGGAGGGAGCCCTCCGGTACATCCGTAAAGCCGTATTTCAGAAACATGGCTGCCGTCAGATCAGCAATGTCCACTGCCGTGAGCACTTTTGTTGGAGGTGTCCCGGCCACTGTCTCCTGCCGGTAATACCGTCCCTCGCTCCGGACCAGAAATCTCTTTGTAAAAGAATCGGATTCTTCGTAGTCGCCATAGGAAACAGTCCAGTCGAGTCCTTTGTCATCCCTGTGATAGAAAGATATCCGAGCCGTGCCCGCAGTACCGTCCGCTAAGCTGAGATTCGTTGTTTTGCTGCCGCATATAAGAGCAGAATTGCCAAGGTAGGACGTGCCGGTCGGGGTTACCGTGACGTTTAGTACCATATCGTTGTTGCTGAGAAGGATCAGTTCGAAGATCAGCTTGTTGGCATCGACCCGGGAGTTGTAGACTGTGTAGCCTTCCCACCGAAGTTTCAGGTAGGAGACGCCGTTTCCGACGACGCCTGTGCTTCTGTACAGATAAGCGCAGATACCGTCCCGGCGCAGTACCTGCAGCTGCTCAGAAGATACGCCGAAGCCTATCCACGCGTTGCCGCTGACAAAAAGGTTCGTTGCTTCGGTACCGTTGAAATAGAAACCCGAAAGACCACTCACCGTATCCGTGCCATCGTCGTTGAGAGAGTTTCGGATACAGTTCATGCCTTCAGTCGTATTGTAAAGGCTTCGGAGGTCTATTTTCAGGAAGCCCTCTTCGGCAATCAGTTTTACTTCGCTCAGTCCGGCGTGACCGGCCGAGGCGTTTACGGCGAAAACGAGGCGGTCGCATGCCATCGGCGTCGCCGGCTCTAAAAAGACTTTGCTTTTGCTCCCAGCCGCAAGAGCGCCGGATGCAACCGTTACTGTTTTCTCGTCGTCCGCATACACGGTTACAGCGCTCGCTTCCGTATTGGGATCTGAAGAGATACCGACGAGTTCGATACGATATACACGCAGCGGATTCTTGAAAACCCAGGTGAGCGTGGCCTCTTCCGCATCTGCCGCCCCCACCCACTGCGTATCCGGGTTACCATCAAAAGCGAGATACGCCGGATACGTCTTGCTGTCATCCGTACGGACTGTGTCCGGCGAGACGGTCCCATAGGAAGTATCCGAAGTGAACGCAGGCTGTTCCCATGGGAGCCATTTATACTTTTCCGTGTCAATCAGCATACGCTCACCTCCAGACTATCAATCCTGGAATACTTCACGGTTTCAATTGAAAGTGTGTTCATCTTGCCGTAGTTGATTTGCGTTTCTGTACTCAGATAGCTGTAATCCGACTTCAGCAGGAAAGCATCACTGCTTATAAGTACGACGGAATGGTCATACTCGCCGGGGCTGCCTGTGTCCATCGTATAGGAGCGAATAATGACCGTGTTCGTGAGATTCTCGTTGAGAGCCTGCACGACAAACGACTGTGTCTCGAAACGGAGTCTGCTAAACGTATCGGAGGCGACCGCCGTATGGGGTGAGATAAATTTGGTTTGAACGCTCTCTGTGAAGGATGCGACTCCGTATAGAAAATCAGTACCGACCACAAGCCGCTTGAAAAGTTCCGTGATCTGGATCTTTCCGTCCCAAGAAGTGATACCGGATACGAGCCCCTGACCGCTGACCGTTGCGCGGATCTGCCCTTCGCCGATCTTGACCGTACCGCCTTCCACTGAGAGGAAGACTTTAAACTGTCTCGCTGAATTCGAAGCCACGGTCTGTATGGGATAAAAGAGGTTCAGGATGTGCTTGCCCGCCGACAGCGTTTCGATGGGATAGAAGGTCTTATCCTCGTCATCGCCGTTTTTGTATGCGGCTTTGATCGTAAGCTCCTCGCCCGTAGTATCCGGAAACGCCTCCAGAGGCACAGAAGCAAGAAAGGTCGCGCTGGTTTCCGATGCCGAAACATACTCTATAGACAGGACTTCCTGTGCCGTTGTTTTGATGGCAAAAGGCGCGACATTTATAAAGCTGTAGTAGATGATTTTGCCGCTCTCCACCTGGTTCAGAAGGCTCGTAATGTTCTTGTCGTTCTTGCTCTTCGCCCACGCCAGTTTCGGGTTTTTGCCCACGCACTTGACGGAGTGCTTGCCATTTATTTTATATGTATAAGCGGTGATACAGGTAATGGCCGTGCTGTCCGCCTGCCCCCCGGAAAAAGTGAGGACGTCGCCCACGTCCAGCGCGGGATTTCCAATCGTCTCGGAGTCGAACGGGACATAGCAGATAGCGGAAACCGACTGAAGTATGGTTTCAAGTATCCGCTTTCTCGTCTCCTCGAGCCCATATTGGAGAAGAGGGCTTTCACCGAGCTCCATTGTCAGCGCATCGTCCGGGTCGAGCGCGTAATACTCCGCTTCTTTCGTGCGGAGGTTTGTGGAGCTTACAGCCGTATACCGTGTTTTAAAATCCGAGAAGCCGCTGGAAAAGCGCTGTGTATCCGGCACATTGAAAACAGGCTTCACTCCGAACGTCCGCAGCGCAAGTTTGCCCGCGCGGGTGATCGTAGCAAAGCAGCCCATACACTTCGCCAAGTGATAGATAAGGTCGCGCCAGGTTTCAATGTCATTGCTCGTGTAGATGCCGAAGGGCTCTTTCCCGTTCGGAAGCGCTTCGATCTCTTCCTGTGTCTGGGCGAGCTCAACTGAGCAGGCTTTACTGGCCAGCGTCAGAAACTGAAAGGGCGTCCCGCTGGATACCTCAGCAGAGAAGCCCTTTTCAAAGCGAAGCATATAGTCGTAGGCTTTGAGTTCCAGACGCCGTGCGCTCCGGTTCGCCTCAGCCACTTCGAAAATGCCCATGGGTACAGTTTCAAATGTACCGTCCGCCAGCTCCAGATGAAAAAACAGCCTTAGCTCCGCACCATAGACGGTGTATCTGTCAATGTCCGAAAGCAGCGTGATCCCAAGCTCCGCCGAATAGACGGAGCCGGGTTCGATCTCGTTGTCGCCGCTGCACCGGTTCGTTATATAGCCGGAGCCTTTCAAAATATCCTTGTTGCCGAACTCGCAGATCGTCCCTTTCGTAGTCGTGAGAGTACCGGTCCAGTAATAATTGCGCGTATTGTTCTGGACTGCCTGCAGGAAGGCGTCGCTTACAGTGTACATCCAGCGCCTCCTTTTACATTTCTCTCAGCGTGAAAGACACCTTCCACAGTCCGTTGTAGGACGTGTCTTTCACGAGACTGGCCTTATATTCGTCGATATACATTTCCCGTTCCTCCGCAGCCAGCGTGTACGGATTAAAAAACCGAACCATGAGCTTCTTTTTCTGCCTATACTCCGCGAGCTTTTTTAGCCATGACGGAGAGACGGAAAAGGCAACCGGGATGGAGACGACACCGGAACGCACAACGTCCCGCTGGGTCGTTCCCGCCTCTGTCTCTCCGCTTGCGTCGGAAACCACATCGGAGAACTCCACATCGTAGGAATCAGGCAGCGGGATCACCGTGCCGTCAAATGCCAAATACTGAACGAATGCCATCTCATCTTCCCCCTGATCTCAGGTTCTGCCGTTTCTGCGCGTTTACGATCACCTCATCGAGAAGCGTCCCGCCCAGATAGACCGGGATGCAGATGTCGCCGCTGTCCTGCTGGTTCTGCGTGACCGCGGACCGAATCTCGTTCAGCGCCTCCGTTAGTGCAGCGGAACTGTCCGTCGTCTGCGTAAGACCCGCCGCTTTTATCTGCGGGCTCACGACCATATCTCCAGCAACGGAAGCCATCGCTTTGGATACAAGGCCCCTGCTGCTTTCGATGCCCTTTGAAAGGCCGCTCATAAAGTCCGGCATCCACGACTCGTAATCTACAAGAGGCCCCACGTCCGGGCTGGAAAAGTGCAGATATGATTTGATGGTTTCAGCCACTTTTCCAACAGCGTCCTTGACCTTACCGATGCAGCTTTTGATACCGTCTACAATACCATTGATGATATCCGCGCCCCAGTTCCATGCCGATTTCGCAAGTTCCTTTATAAAGTCAACCGCGTTGTCGAAGCCGGCCTTGATCGTGCTGTAAATTTTCCCCACAGTCGCACTTATTCCGCTGGAGATGGCGTTCCATATCGAAGATACCGTGCCGCTGATCGCGTTCATGACCGAGGATATGGCGGAACTGATGGAATTCCAGACGGAAGTCACCGTGTTCCGAATTCCGTTTACAATAGAGGAGACCGTCAAACTAATGGCATTCCAAATCGTGGAGAATACCGTCTGAATCGCTGTCAGAACCGTAGTGATTGTTGCTTGAATCGTTGTCCATGCCGTAGTCAGGAAGGTGCTAATTGCCGTAACTACGGTCGTCACCACCGTGCTGATCGCGTTCCAGATAGTCGTAAATACCACAACGATGGCGTTCAGTACAGTTACGATAATGACTCTGTAAATTTCAAAGTAGGTCGTGACAATTGTTTTGATGACTTCAAACACCGTTGTAAATACCGTTACGATTCCATTCCACAACGAGGAGAAAAAGGTGGCGATGCCATTCCAGACCGTCTGAATTGTGGTAGTGATCGCCGTCCATGCGCTGGTGAGGAAATTGCCGATGGCCGTTACCACAGTCGTGAAGGTATTGCTGATCGCTTGCCAGACTGTAGAGAAGAAATCACGGATGGCTCGCCAAATGGAGATAGCCGCAGCCTTGATGGTGTCCCAGTTTTTTACGACCAGAACGCCGATGGCAATAGCTGCCGCGACAATGGCGATCACGATGCCAATTGGCCCGGTGAGCGCGGCAATCACACCGCCCAGCGCCGGAAGTGCACCGGCAATCGCGCTAATTACACCGCTGATCGCACCCGCAGCGGAAATAATGCCGCCGATGGCGCTGACAACCTTCCCGATGATAATGAGCACGGGTCCTACAGCTGCTGCGATAAGAGCAATCTTGATGATCATGTCCTTCATACCCGGAGAGAGATTGGAGAACCACTGAGCAAAGGACTTGAGTCCAGCAGCAACGCTCTGAAGAATCGGCGCAAGCGTATCGCCCAACGCCTCGCCGACGGATGCCCCGGCTTCCTTCAAGGCGTTCAGAGCAGTTGTTGCCGAGTCAATACCATCCAGAGTCCCTTCATAGGTATCGCTGACGGTTGTGCCAAAGCTCGAAAGGTCGGTGGACAGGCCGTCAAGGCTGATGCGGCCTTCCTTGGCAGCCGTAACGAAAGCAAGACCGCCCTTGGTACCGAACAGCGAGTAGGCTTCCGCTGTTGCGTCTGCCGCTGTGCTGGAATCCTGCAGGCGTTTTACGAGGTCGCCTAGACCTTCCTCCATGCTCTTGCCGTCTTTGGAATAGTTGGAGGCGGCCTTTTTGAGTCCGGTCAGCATGGATGCGGAGTCAATACCGGCTTTCTCAAAGTTGCCCATGAGGGTGATGGACTCTCCGACGCCGAGGCCCATCTCCTTAAAGGTGGCCCCGTTCTGCTGCAGGAGATTGCTCAGATCATCCACGCTGATGCCCGTTTTTTGGCTGACCGATGTGAGCAGGCCGAGCACGTCCCCGGCCTCCGACGCACTCATGCCGAACTGCGACAGGATCATTTGCGTGTTTCCGATGGAGGTGTTGACGTCGGTATTGTTGATGGAAGCAAACTCGATAAACTGCGTGGAGAGGTCCTGCAGGGCTTTCCCGGTCAGGCCAAAGCGCGTATTTACTTCGCCCACGGCCGTGCCTGCGTCCGCGAAGGAGGCCGGAATGGTCGTGGCGATATCCTTGGCGATGTTCTCCATGGATTCGAGCGCGTCGCCCGTCGCGCCGGTCTTGGTGACAATGGTGTCCATGCCTTCATCCACTTCGGAGAAGGCGGCGAGGGAGGCTGCGCCCACGGCGGCAATCGGGGCTGTTACGTTTTTCGTCATCGTTTTCCCGACACCACTGATCTTGTCGCCGACTGCGGAAACCTTACTGCCTGCTTCTTTCAGCGTAGCAGAGATGGCAGTATCCGTTTTCTTGGTTTGGGTTTCGAGGTTTTTCAGTTCTTCCTCTGTGGCGACGATCTCGCGTTTCCAGGCGTCGTACTGCTCCTGTGTAACAGAACCATTTTTCAGGCCCTCATCCATCTGGTCCTGCACAGCCTTCAGTTCGGTGAGTTTTCCTTTCGTCTCCTCAACCGCCTGAGAAAGCAGGCGCTGCTTCTGGGAGAGCAGTTCCGCATTGGAGGGGTCGAGTTTCAGAAGGCTGTTGACGTCTTTGAGCTGAGCCTGCGTCGATTTGATTTCTTTATTGACGCCAGACAGCGCCTTGGATAGTCCGGTGGTGTCGCCGCCGATTTCAACGGTGATGCCCTTGATTCTGTCGGCCATATGCAGCCTCCTTCCTTTGGAATCACAAAAACGCCCCGCATCATGAACGGAGCAATCCTGTCTTAGAACCGGTTCATGTCCTCCTGCGTTGCGAGAACCGGGTATTTATAGTCGTCGTTCCCGCTTTCCACGTACATATCGTTGATCATGCCAATGGTCAAAAGCTCCAGGTCCTGCATCGACAGGCCGAGCTGTACGCAGCGAAGCAGGAACAACGCTGTCGTCATTTCGCGTTCAGTTGGACGAAGTTTTTTTTAGACTCCGATTCCGTCTGCACGTTGAGACCCCACAGGTCGATGATTTGCGGCAGGATTTGATAGATGGAGAAGGTGTTAAACCCGTCC